AACAGGTACATGGACAGGTAATTTAAATATTGGTGGAACAAATCAAACATTTAGCACTCATAAATCTATTACTAATAGTTGGGTAACATTATTATCTTTTACAATAACAAAAGATCATAATGATAATGGAACTGGTACTTGTTATATTCAAGGTAAAGTAAATGGACCAAGTGGAACTTCAATGGCTGGTAAATCAGTTAGTGCAAGTCAAACTGTTACTTTAGATACTATACCAAGATATGCAACTATTACATCAGCACCAAATTTTACTGATATTCAAAATCCTACAATTCAATATAATAATTCAGCAGGTACTAATGTATCTTCATTACAGGCTTGTATAAGTTTAACTGGAAGTAATCCAGATATAGCATATAGAGATATATCATTAACTGGTACAAGTTATACTTTTAATTTAACTGATGCAGAAAGAAATGTATTAAGACAAGCTACAACTACATCAAATACTAGAACTGTATATTTTTATGTAAAAACAGTAATTGAAGGTGCTACATTTTATCAAAATCAACCAGTTACTTTAACAATAGTTAATGCTAATCCAACATTTAGTGTAGCTTATTTAGATAGTAATGCAACTACAACTACTATTACTGGAAATAATCAACAAATAATTCAAAATAATAGTACATTACAAATTAATATTACAAATGCTACTGCATTAAAATATGCTACTTTATCAAGTGCAAGTGTAAATGTAAATGGTACTGTTACTACTCAAAGTTTAAGTGGATCAAGTTTAACAATAAATATTGGAACAATAGATGTATCAAGTAATTTAACAGTACCAGTAACAATAACTGATAGTAGAGGAAATTCAACAACAACAAATTTAACAATTCAAGTTCTTTCTTGGTCTTTACCAAGTGCAATTATTACACTTCAAAGATTAAATAACTATTATGCAACAACAAATTTAACTGTTGATGCTGATTATTCAAGTTTAGATAATAATAATACTATTACTATTCAATATCAAATAAAAAAAGTTAGTGAGGCAAATTATGGTGCATTAACTACAATTCAAGATAATGTTCAAACTCAATTTACTGCTGATAATACATATGAATGGAATGTAAAAGTTATTTTAACTGATAGAATAGGTTCTACAAATTATGTATTAAAGTTAGGTAAAGGAATACCAATAATTTATTTTGATAATATATTAAATTCAACTGGTTTTAATTGTTTTCCATTAACAAGTGAAGGTGTATGGAGCAATAACTTTCCAATAGATGATGTTATTTATTTAGGAAGTCAAGTTTTATATGATAGCTACCAAATGACTACATCTGGTAAAAATGCAGTATTAGGTTCTTATGATTATAATTTAATAGATGGATTATTTACAGGTATTACAATACCAAGTGCTTATGAAAAAGCATATAGAGTAACTGCTCAAATGCATACTCAAAATAATAATCAAGCTAGTATATATTTAAACAACTTTCAAAGTAATTTAATTAATACATGGTCTAATACTACAATGAGAAAAATAGGATCAACTAGAATATTTAAACAAAGTGAAATTGAATTAGAAACCACTTATGGTTATTCAAGAAATGGTACTAACTTATATTGTAGCAATAGTGGTAATTATCAAGCTAACTTTTGGAATATAACTGTTCATTGCTATTTAGTAAAGAAAACTACAAATCTTGATGGAACAGTATCATATGATTTAACACCAGCTGATGATTCAGACATAGAAGAAGCATAGAAAGGATGATAACATGACAAATATAATAGTAGCAGTAATAAGTGGTTTATGTGTTGCTATACCATCTATTATTGCAACAATTTCATCTAATAAGAAAAGTAATGATTTAGTTCTTTATAGAATTGATGAACTAGATAAGAAAGTACATGAACATAATAATTTAATTGATAGAATGTACAAAGTAGAAAAAGAAGTTGCTTTATTAAAAGATGATATAAAGAAAAACTAGGCTTTAATACCTAGTCTTTTTTATTTTAAAATTCTATATTACTTTTACATTCTTCTATTATTTCATTTACCATTCTTTTATCATAATATGTTTCTTCTAGTAATTGTTTATGTAATGGAATAAAATCTAGTTTAAAAGGACATTCCATTATTTCAAATATTATCTTCTTCTTTAATTTCTTTTTATTAGTTCTTTTCATTTCTAGTTACCTCTTTATTCTTTATAGTTTATTTAATATATATATAATTAATATTACCGACAACAAACATTTTAACTTTTTTTCTATGCACTCTTGACTTCTCATGTACCAAACTGGTAAGCCTTAGGGGATTAGGAAACGAATGTTTTTCTCCCCCTGGCAAGTCATAATGATTATAACTCACCAGAGGTAGAAGAAAAGGTAAGCCCCTTTTTCATGAGGTTTCCTAGCCAACCCAAGCATTACTGCTCGGAACAATTCAGATACTATGTATCAACGGTCAAGGTCTGCCATAAAACACCGTAAGTTACCACAACTTTCTTGTTACCCCCTTGCTACCTAGTTTATAACTAGATAACCGACAGGACAGTCAACTCCGTTCTTAAAAAATCAAGGCATACCTGCACACCCTCAAACGGCAATTCCTACAATGGTTAGTTGTAAAGGTTGATTTTAAGTGGTTTTCCTCTCTACACTCCTATATTTCATCAAAGGTTTTATGAACTCTTATTTGGAGGTATCATAAAACTTCCTATTGAATGGATGTTTTATGATAACCCTATTTATTTTATAATAATAACATATTGAAGAAGGTATTACAATACCTATATTTTAAGAAATATTTTTAATTCAAAATTATTATCAATTTCTTCTTTATAAGATTTTCTTTTAGTTTTTGTATATTCTACTCTTTCAATAATGGTTTTAAGTAAAGTATTTTTATCAACTGCATCTAAATTCCAATATTCTTTTAAAACATTTTCTAATATAGGTATTGCTTTTTTAACTCTATCTTCTTCATCTACTTCAATAACATTTAATTCTTCATATTTAAGGTTTAAAGCCTTTAAATCTTCTTCAATGGCTTGTACCCTTTCTAAATATCTATCTTTACTATAAATACCTTCTTCAAGCATTTCACAACATCTATCTATCATTGCTTTTTTCTTTTCAATATTAGATTTAATAAATGCTTTTTCTTTTTCTTTTGTTTCTTTAATTTTTCTAGTTTCATCAGCAGTATTTTCTAAAAAGTAATTAAAGTTTTTTAATTCTTCTTCAAGTTCTTCTATTAGTTTCTTTTCTACAAAATGAAAATAAGCACCCTTATTACTACAATATTTATTTTTACAGTCAAGCATAGCAGGTTTATTTGTGGTTTTACATTTAAATTTCATGTTCATAACTTTACCACACCCACCACATCTTAAAAATGTTGCTAAAGGATTTTTAAGAATGTTATCAGATTTAACTTTTGGTGCATTTTGATTAAATTTTTCTAAAACTCTATTATAAGTTTCTTCATCAATTAAGGGTTGGTGTTTCCCTTTAAAATGAGTTGTTACCCCATTTGTTGTACTATTTATATAACCTAAATTTATTTTATTCTTTAATAATCTTCTTAATAATGTAGGTTGCCATAATAAACCTTTTCTAGTTCTAATTCCATTATCATTTAAGTAATCAACTAATTCTGCTATATTTACACCTTCATATGCATACTTATTATATAACATTTGTACAATAGGTGCTTCTTTTTCATTAGGCACTAAAACATAGCCTTTATTTTGTTTTTCTTTATTATAACCAAAAGGAACAGTAGCACCAGTATAATAACCTTCTTTTTGAGCCTGTTTTTTACCTCTAATCATTCTTCTTTTTATTGCCTTTAATTCTTGCCTAGATAAAAATAAACTTAATTCTAACATATCTTCATCAAGTTCATCCCCACTAGATAAATCATAGGCTTTATTTAATGTATAAATAATAGTTCCACTTTTTCTAAAAGTTTCCTTTATTATTTCTTGATCTATTCCATTTCCTCTTGATAATCTTTGTAATTCTACAACAACAACACCATCATATAATCCATTTTCAACATCTTTTAAAAGTTGTTGCATTTGTGGTCTATTATTTATACTATCACCACTAACAATTTCTCTATATATTGATTTTTCATTATATCTTAAATCATATTTATCACAATATTCTTTTAATATTCTTTCATGCCTTAATAGTGTATCTTCTTTATAATCATCTTTATCTTCTCTTGATTTTCTAATATAAATTGCTACTTTCATTTAATTGTCCTTTCTTTACATCTATTGCAATTTCTAACTGATTTTATAGGTATAACAGAATTTATTAAAACTAAATTTCCACACATTCTACATTTAGTAAACTTTGTATGATTTAAATCTTTAAAAGCATCATAACTATAAATTTTCTCTTTATAACTGTCAATTAGTTTAACAAAATTGTCAATGGAAATTAATTCCTCTTTTGTAAAGTGTTTGCTAGAGTATACTAATTTAATTTCATTTGTAGCACTTAAATCATCATTAACTAATTCATCCATAGTAACATTAAAAAAAGCAGAAAGTTTTTTTAGTACAGTCAAACTAACTTTTTCATATTTGCCATTATACCAAGCAGATATTGTACTTGGTGCTATATTTATTTCTTTTGCTAGTTCACTTTTTTTAATTTCCTTTTTTTCTAACAAATAATCTAAATTTTTAATAAAATACATTATTTAATTACTCCTTCATCCAATTTCATCCAATTTCATCCAAATGTTTCCAAAATAATTTTAAATTAATGTAACACAATTTGTAAACAACATATACATAATAAATATAAATATTTTTTTATTTGTTAAAAAATTGTTGACTTTGGTAATTTATGGTAGTATGCTTTTTATAGAAGATAGTTCATCATAATGAAAAAAATAATTCAGTAAGATGAAATGTATTGGGGAAGGTGGGATTAAAATGAAATATGCAAACTTGAGAGCAGAAATGACTAGAGCCAATATAGGAAACTATAAAATGGCTCAATTAGTAGGGATTACACCACAGGGATTTTACAAAAAGCTAAATGGAAAAGCAACTTGGAATTTAAAAGAAATGAGTAAAATCCAAGATATTTTACAACATACTACTAATTTAAAATTACCATTAGATTATTTATTTGCAGGTGATTTAAATGATAATTAGGGGAACACCTAATGCAAGTAAATTAAGACACATCTATAATACAATTCAAAGATTAATTGACAACAAAGAATGCTACTACACAGAAGAAGAAATTGAGAATTTAAAAAAAGATGAAAAAAATATATTTTTAGAAAGAGGGAAATAAAAACATGGCTAAAACGATTAAAAAAAATCAAACAGCTGAAATACCAACAAAAAATGGAAGTAAGTATTCTTATCAATATGTAGACATAGCACAAATTCATGAATATTTAGAAGAAAATAAAATGAGTTATTACCAATTTATAGATAGAATAGATGGTGATGATTACATAATGACAGTTAAAGTAAATGCAGAAGGTAAAGAAAGTTTACCATTAAGAGGATCAAGAGTAGTAGATGCAACATTATTTGGTAATGATAATCCAGCACAAAAGCAAGGTAGTGCATTAACTTATGCTAGAAGATACAGTTTATTAATGGCTTTTGGATTAGCAACAGAAGATAATGATGCAAATGATTTAAATGTTATAAAAGAAATAACACAAGAAGAAGCAGAAGAATATAAATTTACATTTGGAAAATACAAAGGTAAAAGTATTAAAGAAGTATATGAAACTAATACAAGTTATATTCAATGGCTTTTAAATAATGATAAAACTGATCCAAGAATTATAAAAATGATAGAATTAGTAACTGGTGAAGTAAAATTAAATGAAGAAGAATTAAAAGAAAGAGCTGAATTAATAGCAAAGTTTGAAAAATTAGTTATATCAACAAAATCATCTAAAGAAAAACTATATGAACATTATGGTGTAGAAAATAATTCACAAATGACAAATGAACAATTAATAGATGCTATTGTTATTATGGAGAGTTAATAATGAAATTTAATATGGACTTATATCTTAAAATATGTGACATAACAGGAAAAGTATATAATGCTAGACCTACAAATGATGAAAATGAAGTTTGGATTTATGGAGATATAGAAAATATCATTGAAGATTTAGTTGATGTATTTGAAAAGAGGGAAAACAATGGATGAAGTTTACATTGACATTCGTAAAGAAAATGCTTGGATTCAAAAATATTTTAATGCTGATTTTGTAAGCATAGAACAATTACTAGCAACTATTGAAGATTTAGATTCAACAATAGAGCATTGGAAAGAAAAATATGAAGATTTAGAAGAAGATTTAAGAGAAAATTATAGACCAATTCCATATGCAGAACAAGTTTGTGTAAGTGATAGAGATTTTATATAGGTGATATATGGAAAGTAAAGTCAAGAATGAAAATCATATTGTTATTCATGGATGGATGGTAAATGAATTAGGTTTAAAAGGCAATGAATTATTGATATATGCAATTATATTTGGATTTAGTCAAACTGAAAGCCAAAGATACATTGGATCATTACAATATCTTGCAGACTGGACCAACTCAACAAAACAAGGTGTTATAAAAAATATAAAATCTTTAATTGAAAAAGAATTAATAGTAAAAGAAGATAAAATTATTAATGGGGTAAAGTTTGTTAAATACTATTCAACAAAGTTTAATGGGGTATTAAACAAAGTTGAATGGGGTATTAAACATAGTTTACCTAATAATATAGAAGATAATATAGAAGATAATATAAATAATAATATAGAAATGTTTGAATATGACTGGCTAAATGATAGGGAGGAATAGATGAATAAAGTACAATTAATAGGAAGATTAACAAAAGATCCAGAATTAAGATTTACAAAATCAAATATTGCAGTTGCTAATTATTCAATAGCAGTAAATGATGGTTATGGAGAAAAGCAACAAACACAATTTATAAATGTATCAACTTGGGGTAAGAGTGGTGAATTTGTAAGTAAATATTTTAAAAAAGGTCAAGCAATAGCCATAGTTGGAAGATTAAATAGTAATAACTATGAAGATAAAAATGGAAATAAAAGATATTCATTAGAAGTTATTACAGAAGATATTGAATTTATAGGAGATAAAAAAGAAGAAAAAGTTCAACAAGAAGAAGTTTTTATTCCAAATAATTATAAAACACAATATCAAAGTAATTTAAGTCCAGATGATGAAGATTTACCATGGAATTAAAAAAATAAAATAAAAAGGGGATTTTGAATATGAAAACTGAAAATGAATTTGAATATGTATTAAAACTAGCAATAGATAAAAGTAATTTAGATGCATTGGTTCATCTGATAATAGACAATGCAGAATTAAATTATAGTGGGGAAGATTTAAGAATAACAAATACTGAAACAACATTGCAATTTATAAAATACTTATACCCAAATACATATTTAAATAAGTTAAGGGAATTACAAAAAGAAGATTAACAAGATGTCAAGTTAGCACAATATAGTGTTGACTTGGCATTAATAATATAGGTGATTAAAATGGATTTAATAAATGATATACAAGCATTAATGGAAGAACTGACAATATCAATTAAAAAGTTATCACAAACAGGTCAAGCACTTGCAGAAGCTGAAAGAGATTATAAAGTAACTTTAAGGCAAGAAGCATTAAAATTAAGAGTTGAAAAAGATATGCCAGTAACATTAATAAATCAAATTATATTTGGAGTTCCAGAAGTAGCAGAAAAGAGATTTAAAAGGGATGTAGCTGAAACAATATATAATACTAATCAAGAACACATAAATGCCACAAAACTCAAATTAAGGCTTTTAGAAAGCCAATTAAATAGAGAATGGGGAAATAGTAAAAATGAAGTCTAAAAGAGCAAGAGCAACTGATATTCCTTTATCAGTTAAAAAGAAAGTATTTATGAGGGATCATGGAAGATGTGTTGTATGTGGTAATTCACATAATGTTATGCCAAATGCACATTATATTCCAAGAAGTAAAGGTGGATTAGGCATAGAACAAAATATAGTTACATTATGTACTGAAATGACAATGAATAAATGCCATAGAAAATTTGATTTTGGAACTAAAGAAGAACATGATGAAATAGGGGAAAAAATAAAAAATTATTTAAAAAGTAAATATGATAATTGGAATGAAGAAGATTTATATTATAAGAAATGGAGTTAAATATGATAGAGATTAATAGGGCAGGGGAAATACCAACATTTGAAACTAGACATGAAGCAAATGAAACTGTAAATAAAGAAAAAAGGTATCAACAAATAATAGAAGTATTAACAGAAGGTAAACAAATGACTGCAAAAGAAATAGCAGTAGAAATGCATAATAGAGGTTATATACCTACAACTGAAAGAAATTTTACTGCTCCAAGATTAACTGAATTAAGTTATAAAGGAATAGTTGAACCTATTGGAAAGACTAAATGCCAATATACTGGAAAGAAAGTTGCAGTTTATGAATTAAGAGAAGTTTAAAAACTTCTTTTTTTATTAATTTAATGTAAACTTGAATGTCAAATTGCTTGAAAATTGTTAAAATTGGTAAATTAATGTTGTATGATGGTATTGTAAAGGAGGAAACATGAAAAAGGTTTTTAGTATTAAATGGGAATTAATAATTGCAATATTATTAGGAATTACAACATTAATATCTTGGAGTTTATTGGAAACAGGTGATAATGACTGGAGAATAATTGCATTAAGTTTAATACCAACATTTTGTTTAATAGTTTGGATCATAAGTTATAGCAAAATAAAAGAATTTAGATTAGAAGTAAAAAAATTATGGTAAGGAGGAATAAATGATTACATTATCATTTGAAGAAATTAAAGATTATAAATATGAAAGAGAAAGATTAAACGAACAAAAGAAAGTATATATAGAATCAAATAAAAAAGTACCTTATAAAATAGAAAAAAGGCTAAAAGAAATAAATATGTTACTTGAAAAAATTCAAAATGATTTGTTACTTCAAGAAGCAATAATAAAATTAGGAAGGATTAAATAATGGCAAATAAAGATTTTAAGCAGAGGGTTTTGGAAGAACAAATTTTTAATGAATTAAAAGATACTTCAATTAAAGGTTGTAGATTTTATAGAGCTAAATATGAAGGTTCTGGAGTAGATATATCAAGACTTTATAGAAGAATAGTTAATTATCAAATAAAAGAATATGGAAGTACATTAGATAATTATATACCTAGAAAAAATCCAGAAGATTTAAAGAAAGAGTATCAAAGGGCAAGAAATAGAAGATACCAAAGGAGAAATAGAGGATGAAAATTATAGATATTTTAAATATGATAGCAAGAGGAGAAGAACCACCAAAGAAGATATTATATAAAGAACAAGAATATGAATATGATGAAAGTGAAAAAGATTACTACTATTGTGATTTTTCAATTTATAAGTTATTTGATGACCGTCTAATAACAAGAATTTTAAATGATGAAGTAGAAATACTAGAAATAACTATACATAATGAAGATTTAAGAACAAGCAAAAAGAAAATAGAAAAAATAAAAGGTTTGGTTGATATAAGTAATGAAATTAGTGATGGTGATATAGGGGAATATGATATAGTTTTAATAGATGATTATAGAATTGGTAGAGATAATGATGAAATATTACATGATTTTGCTTATACAATTTTAGAAATACAAAATAAAATAAATGAAATAATAGAAAGATTAAATGAGGATCAAGAATGATAAAGTTTATATTAGGATTTTTAATAGGTTTCTTTATATGTGCTTGTTTAAGTGTAAGTGGTAAAGATGAATAAAATAAAAGATTTCTTTAATAAAATACTAGATATAGCAACATTAAAAGCTGAAAATAAATTATTAAAGCAACAATTAGAAGAAGAAAAAAAGAAGAATCAACCATTAATTGATTTAAAAAATAAATATTTAGCTGAATTAAGAGTTAAAAATTTAGAGTTAGGAAAATTAAAAAAGAAAGTGGGTAATAATGAATAAAAAATTAATAATAATTATATTGCTTGTATTATTAATACCATTAAATGTACAAGCTAAAACATATACTAAAAAGGAATGTAAACAATATGCTTATCAGCAAGTATTAAAAAAAGGATGGACAATATCAGATTATAATAATTTAGTTAAGTTATGGCAAAAAGAAAGTAGTTGGAAT